CAGCCAGAGATGCCGAACAGTATTACATCGGTAAGTCAAAGGTCTATACCCTTGCTTTACCTATATCAAATATCCTCGCATCCCTTAAATCTCGTAACATCTTAATCACTGAGCGAGGTGCTATTGGTATCTTATCCTCAGCATCCAAAGACTCGGATGGTGGTGTACCTTTGGGAAGGGAAGAAAGGGAAAGAATAGAAAGACAATATCAAAGCGATCGTGGACTTGACTCAACAAGAGGTCATGTGGTGGTAACTAATAGTCAGTTAAGCTGGCAACCAATGACCATACCGGTACGTGACTTGATGCTATTTGAGGAGATTGAGGATGACTTCGCAGCCATCTTAGGTGCATACGGTCTTGCCCGTGACCTGTTCCCAAGTGTGAAGGGAGCGACCTTCGAGAACCAAAAGGAAGCATTGAGAACAACCTACCAAAATACCATTCAGCCGGAAGCGGATGGATTGATGAACTCGTTGACATCCTTCTTAGGATTGGACTATCAAGGCTTGAAGCTTGTAGCTGACTACTCTTGGCTTCCGTGTATGAAGGAAGATGAAAAGAGAATACAGGAAATTGAAACGGCTAAGGTCACCGCACTCCATCAACAGTTCGCTGATGGTGCTATCACTATTGATGAGTACCGCAACGAACTCGGCTTGATGCAGAGAGAAGCGACCATTGACAATAGCCAAGAAGATAAGGTCATCAATGCTCAGGTATCTTTAAGAGGTACGGTAGGAGGTGTCACGGGTATTATTGACATCAACAATGCAGTCGCTAACGGAACACTGGATAAGAATACCGCTACGAACATCCTTATCAACATTTACGGCTTTGACTCGGCAACGGCTCAGTCTATGATTACCAACCTTGTTATCACGGCTTAACAAATGGATAAGGACAAAAAAAGCAAAAAGGATGACAAACGAGTCAAAAAAAAGATTATTTTTGTAGACTTTATATCGTTTGAGAGAAATACCCCATTCCAAGACCGCTTAGAACTCAAAAAGAAAAACTAATGAACGTAAATAAAAATACTTACTATTCGGTTAAACCTTCTCAAGTCAAGGCACTTGTTGAGAATGTGGACACGGTTTCTCGCACGGTGACAGGGTTTTATAATGCGTACAACTTCATTGACTCCGATGGTGACGTTCTTTTGCCGGGTGCTGCTAAGAAGTCCATTAAGGAACGTGGACCAAAAAGTAATGCGGTCGCAAAGATTAAACACGCACTCAACCACGACCTCACCCAACTACCGGGCAAGATAGTCACCTTAGAAGAGAAGACCGTTAACGGTATCTCAGGCATCTATTTTGAAACGAAGATGGCTGATACCACCATAGGCAACGATACCTTGAAGAACTACTTAGAAGGTATCTATGACAATCACTCTATCGGCTTCCAGTTCGTGCAATCGGAGTTCGTGGAGAAAGGTGCAAAGGGATGGGATAAATACGTTAGTCAACTTTTAAATCCTCAAGATGCGGAAGCGAGAGGTTACCTTTTTGCGGTGAAAGAGATACTGCTTTACGAAGGTAGCACGGTGGCTTTCGGTGCTAACTCGTTGACTCCATACTTAGGAGTCAAGAGCGAGAACAAGGAAGCGATGAAGTTAGCCATCATTGAGAGGTTATCGAAGCTTGAGAATACTTTAAAGAACGGAACGCAGTCCGATGATATGATGCGTACCTTTGAGATACAAGTCCTGCAATTAAAGGAGATGGTTGCAGAACTTACGGACAATATGACCTTTTCAAAAGCCACTCAGGTAGCTCCTGAGCCGGGTAAAAAAGACGATTGACCTTAACTACATCGCCAATAATTTTAAACTCTAAAGTGAAAAAGAATATCAACTTCAACGCAGATGCGACTGAAGGTGGAGCAGAGATTACCCCTGAGCAGCAGCTTGTGGAGGTGATGAAAGCCGAAACCACCAGAGCCATCGAAAGCAAAATCGCTGAACTCAAGGCTGATGACACAACTGCAAAGTCACTCAATGACCTTAGCGAAGCGGTTAGCAAAGCAGCTACTATTGAGAACTTGGATGCACTCAAAGCTGAATTAAACGAAGCCATCCTTTCAATCAAAGCAAATTCCGAAATTAAAAAATCAACCAAGAAAATGAACAAATCGTTCGCTCAAAATCTCGCCGAAGCGATCTTCGCTAAGAAGGCTGAGTTTGATGCTATCGTTGCAAACGGTGGTAATCAAAAAGAAAGTGTTAACATCGAAGTGAAGTCCGCTATCAATATGAGCGTTGACTCTTTCGTAAGTGGCTCGGAACTGCCTACCTTACAGGCTCAGTTCTCAGGTATCATCACATCAGTACGCACTCCGATGGATGTGTATTTGGGTGTTGTTTCAACCGGTGCAACCACTGGTAACATGGTTACTTGGGTTGAAGAAACCGACCAACAAGGCACTCCAGTTTACATCTCCGAAGGTTCTGCTAAGACAAAGCTTTCATCAGTATGGGCTGAGAAATTCGCTCCTGTAAAGAAAGTAGGTGTGTACGGCAAAGTTACCACTGAGATGATGGCTGACCTTCCTCAGCTTGTTGCTTACATCCAAAACTCCCTCGTTAAGCGTCTTGAAGCTGAAGTTCTTGATGGCTTGTTCAACGGTAACGGAAGCGGTGCAAACATCAAAGGTTTGTTTGAATATGCATCTGCTTTCTCAGCAGGTTCACTTGCAGGTGCTATCCCTAACGCAAACGTATACGATGCTATCGAAGCTATCGCTACTCAGGTGTTGATTGCACACGGTACTCCAAACGCAATCTACGTTCATCCGACAACCGTTGCTAAGATGCACCTCGCTAAGAACACTTACGGTGAGTATTTGATGCCGCCTTTCCAAGCGGTTGACGGTACTACTGTTGCTAATATGAAAGTGATCCCTACTACATTCGTAGCAGAAGGTGACTTCGTAGGTGGTGACATGAGTGTAGTACAGGTTGCTATTCGTGAGAGTGCTTCTATCCAAATCGGATTAGATGGTAACGATTTCACCAACAACCTCAAAACCATCTTGGTTGAGAAGCGTTTGGCTCAGTTCGTATCAGGCAACGATACTCCTTGCATCGTAGCCGGTACATTCGCTGACGTTATCGCTGCAATCGTTGACTAATTAAATTCCCTCCCTCTTAATCGGGGGAGGGTTTTTTTATAACTTATGACCAAAGGAAAGAAACCCAAAGTTAGCATCGCTGAAGAAGCGAGTAAGACTATCACGCAGTCAGTAACTGCATCCAAGCTTCCGAAGGTCAAAGGTATAGTAAGAGTGAGAGCCGTTCCCGGCACGAATGTTTTGGTGCAGAACAAGGTGTACGAACTACATCCTGACCACGCAGCCAAGATGATTAACAGGGGTGTGGCTCAACTCGTTTAAAGATTAAGAATTGTTCTTTGTTTTTCCATGTTTGATTGTGTTTGGGATTGGGGAGGTTGTAGTGTACCTCCCCTTTTCTTTAACCTTTTAAAAAGACAAAAAAAATAGCGGATTAGAGAAAGGGTATCTCGTTAGGTTCATTCCCTAAAGTTTGCAGTTCGACTCTGCAATCCGCAACTAATAAAATGCACACCTTAAAACTGACTAAAGATATAATGAAAGGACACCCATTGCCTTTGGCTATTCTCAGTTCGTTTAGTTCGTTCCTGATTGCGAATGTCCAAACAACTGAACTACTAACGATTTACTTGAAGTTCATCGGTGCTATCTTCGGTACGTTGTTGTCTATTTGGTTTGTGGCTAAGGAAGTTAGAAAGTACGTTAAGTAATGAAAGAAGCTTTGCTCATTAGGACTTCGGATGATGGTAAGCAGACACTGGGTGCGTTGACCATAATAGGCACGGACTTCGGATGCAAGACCATTGAGCGACCTTTCATTAAGAATAAGAACAATATCAGTTGCATCCCAAAAGGAGTGTATCTTTGCAAGTGGACTAAGAGCCCTCGCTTAGGTAGGAATACTTACGAGGTGATAAATGTACCTATGCGTTCGGGGATTAGAATACACCCGGCAAACTATGCTTACGAACTACACGGTTGCATCGCCTTAGGTTCGGCTTATAAGGACTTGAATATGGATGGCTTGAACGATGTGATACACTCAGGCAAAACTTGTCGTACCTTTGAGGAACTTTTATTAGGAGAGGATTTCACTTTAACCATTAAATAAATACCTAAATACAATGAAAAACTGGAGAACAACGATTGCAGGTCTGCTCACCGCAGTAGCCTTGCCTACTTTAGAGATGATTTCTAACGGCACAACCAACGGTAAAACCATCGGTTTATCCATAGGTATTGCCTTTATCGGTTGGTTTGCTAAGGATGCAGGGGTTTCGGGAACTGAAAAGTAATAACAAATGATACTATCAACATCGGATTTCACAGGCTTTTACGAACTATCACTATCAATCTATGACACACCAAGATTACAGGATGCTATTGACCGGTATGAAAGATACTATATTGTTCGCCTTTTGGGTCTTACGATGGCTGATAGCTTCATCGCTGACCTTGTTGGTGGTGTGCCTGTCAACACCGATTATCTTATTATTTATAATCCTTTGGACTATGAAGATGAATGTCACCTCTTTCAAAGCAAGGGTATTAAAGACATCCTAAAGGCTTGTGTGTACTACCACTTCATCAGCGAGAAAGCGGTCAATGACTCCCAAAGCGGAGTAGTCAAGACCGAAGCTGAGGTTGGTAGAGTGGTGGCTTTTGACAACACCCACCGTGCTGCTGAGATACGTTTCAACGGTATGCTCCCATCTTGGGAAACAATCCAAAAGTATTGCTATGAACATTCGGATATTTACCCGGATTTCAAAGGTAAGCACGAACACCCTAAAATGAGTGGCTTAATCTAATGCTTGAAACAATCGCAATTGTCGCTCTTATCTGCTTTCTCGCAGCCGTTGTAATCGGTTGGGATTGGTACGATGATGCTTTTTAAATCAAATAAATGACCTACAAGAAAGACATCACGGAGATACTTGAAAACCTTTTAAGCGAGGTTAACAATGAGGTTAACGTACTTTCGTGGACTGAGGATAACGGCATCATCACGATGGTGGTGGATGATATGCTTTGGACTCAGATAGATTGGATATTTACGTTTAATTGCAGGACTGTTGAGGATATGAATTTCCACGCAACGCAATGCGTGATAATCGATGCGTATATCTTAGGAGGTACGCACGTTGTCAGTTTCAAAGGGGTAACGGAAACACTCGTTTCAACGGATATGGCTTCTTACGAAGTACCTCACGTTTACTTCTTTCACGGCACTCCTATTGCGGTAGGTGCTGAACTTGACAAGATTAACAACGCAAACAACAAGACTCCGATGGTGTGGATGATGGAGAACTTCCAAGAGAGGTTTTACGATGACCCCTTACTTCGCCTTGAAAGAGAAACAACCTTACGTTTGTTCTTCCTTACCCAAGCCAACCATCGCCAATGGGTTACTCAACAGGCTTATGACCATTGCATCGCTCCGATGCGCAGGTTGTTGGAGTTATTCGTTGAGGTCATTAAGAACGATGGAACTTTTGATGTTACCGACCTCACTTATTCCGTGTATAACTACGCAAAATTCGGAGTGTATATCAACGAGAAAGGTATGCCGACAAACAAGTTCGCCGACAATCTCTCAGGGGTTGAAATGTCATTCGTTCTTAAGAGATACAAGCCTGACTGCTGCGAATGTTAATCGCTTAAAAAAACATCGTTTTACCACTTGCACAAATCGAATAATTAACTAACTTTGTATAACTAACTCAAAACTTTTAAAAAACAATGTGTACTTGCAAACAAGGTATCGCCAACACAGGCACACCAAACTGCTCAACTTCTATTGAAGTTCCAGTAAAACTATTCGTGCAGTCTCTTTATGACTCCGAAGGAAACAAAAATATGATTGACTTGGAAACTATTGCCGGTCCTGAGGACTTGGACAATGCTTTCTTTTCAGCGATGATTAATGAAGCTGACCCATCAAAGCGTCTTTTCCCACTTCCAAAGATGAAGAACGTGGAGAACACTCGTGGTGAGAACCGTGTTGAGTCTTTCAAAGACGGCTCTAAGCTTTACATCGGTCAAGGCACTCGCACTTTCAAGGCTCTTATCGTTGGTAAAGAAGCTACACCTCAACTCGCAGGTAAGCTTGAGTCACTCCGTTGCACCGACTTCGGTATCTACTTAGCTGGACAGACTGGCTCATTCATCGGAAGCGATGCTACCGCCGGTTACCTTCAGCCAATCAACATTGACCAAGACTCTTTCTCTGCGAAGTATATGCCGCCAACGGATGACGCAGTACAAAAGATTGAGATTTCTTTTGACTTTGATGTGACTGAATACGATCAAAACCTCCGTGCAATCATCGCTGAAGAAATGACTTGCGATGTTCGTGAGCTGCGTGGTCTTTTGGATGTTTACTACAACGTGGTTTCTTCCACAACAACAAACACCGTTGTTGACCTTTACACCGACTACGGTACTGCATTGAACCGCATCCCTGTTGAAGGTTTGGTTTCTGCTGACTTTATCAGTTCCGACACCAACGATACCGCACAAGCTTATAACATCACCCACTCTCAAGATGACCCATTGACTGCACTTGAAAGTGCAACCATTCCCGGTCGCTACACATTGACAATCAACGGTGCATCATCAGCCGACCATTACCAAATCCTTTGCAAGAAGGACGGCTTTGATTTCACCCCGATGCTGAACACTCAGGTGGTTGTTGCGTAATTAGATTAAGGGTTAGTAAATGAGGAGGGGGAGGTGGTCACACTTCCCCTTCTTTGTTTAAATTTGTAATTGATTAAAAGCAATGATTGACAAGATAAACGATATCATTAAAGGACTTGAGAGCATCGGTATCCCAATGATGGCTAAAGTCTTTGATGAAGCGAGTTTGCAAGTTCAGTCCATTGATTTAAACCAATTACAACTCTACGACAAAGGCATCAATGCCGACAATGAAACACTCGGAGGTTATTCATTTAGGACACTTGAATACAAAACAAGAATAGCTGGAGGACTTGGGAATGATACTCGCACCGATCACGTTACCTTGAAAGACACCGGTGACTTTTACCGTTCAATGAAATTTGAAAAGGATGATGATGCCTTTTGGATTACTGGAGATGCAGATAAAGGAGGACACGATTTAACACGAATGTATGGGCAAATACTTGGACTCACTACGGACTCACTTGAAGAACTCTACGATGAGTATTTTGAGCGGTATCAGGAAAAGGTTTACAACACCCTTACCTGAGCATTATTCTACCATTGAGGAACTTCCAATATACAACTGGTGGAAAGTTCACGAAACAGGAAGCTTTGAGTATCTGCTTTACATAAGAAAGGCATCAGGTAAAAAAGAGGTTAAAAAGTTAGCACGAGTATGGAAATCATTATATGAGCAATACATCCAACGGTTCGGATATACCGAACAGTTCATTGAAACGATGGCTAAGAAGCGAGAAATCGCTCTTTTAAAAGTTGATTACATAACGAGTGGTGACAAGAGTTTAAAAGTATTCATTCAAATTGCAGAGAAAGAACTTGAAGAAATGACTGGTGAGGAAACTGACTTTTATCAGGGTAAAAGTATGTTAGAGAAATCGCTCGGCTTTTATATTGACATCCACCGAATGAGTGTAGCTGAGTATTATAGTCATTTCCAAGTCGCTAAAAAGACCACAAAAACCACTAAACCAACTGAGTAAATTCACTACATTGAGTAAAATGAATAGCAAAGCAAAGATAATCGGAAGCTACAAAAAGTTAATCTACCTTGAACGAGAACTCATACATAAACTCGCAATAGTTAGACAACGAATGAAAGACCATACAAACGGCGAGGAAAAAAGAGTAAAAAGAAACTACGCAAAACCCTATAATAAATAAGCAATGGCTGAAGGTAAAAAGATTAAATACGAAGACTTATTCGACCCCAAGTTAGATGACCAAGTTAAGCAGCTTGAAGCGACTTTCACATCTTTAAAGGACTCGTTAAAGGAGTTCGCTGCGGTAGCCGGGAAGGAGATTAAGATGACAGGGATGAAAACCCCTGAGGATATGCAAAAACTCGCTAAGGGTATCAACGATGTCGAAACCGCAGCCAAGTCATTGAAGATAGTTGAGGATGAAGAAATCAAAGCCAAGCTGCGTTGGACTGAAGCAGAGCGTGAGAGAACGGCTGCGTTGAAGGCTCAAGTTAAAGAGGATAAGGCTGCCGAAGGAAGTATCAACCAGTTACGTGCAAGGTTATCTGCCGTTACTTTAGAATGGGCGAAACTATCCAAAGAAGAAAGGGAGAACACCAAAGCAGGTAAGGATATTGTCAATTCAAAAAAGCAACTGACTGAGGAGTTAAAGAAGCTTGAAGCCGCTACTGGCGATCACCGCAGAAATGTGGGTAACTACACCGAAGCACTCAAAGGTGTACCCGGTCCTATGGGTGGTATCATCAATAGTGCTATAAGTATGGGTAAAGAGTTATGGGCATTAGCGATGAACCCTGTTGCCGTAACTATTACCGCTATTGTTGGTTCTTTATATCTTTTGTATGAAGCTTTCACTTTTACCGATACTGGAAGCAACAAAATGAAAGCTATGATGACAAACTTATCGGATGGCTTTGATAATTTAAAATTCAAACTCGGCTCAATGTTAACAGGCGAAGGTGGATTTCAAGGTGTTATTGATGCTTTAGCACAAATGACAACCGGCTTCAATAGTTCAGCGACTGCGGCTCAAGTTTATGTCAATGCTTTGGATGAGGTTGAAGATAGAGAAACGGCATACATTTCTAAATCAGCAGAGAACAGGAATAAAATAGCACGGTTGGAATTTATAGCAGCAGACCCGAAAGAATTGAAAGCGAGAAGAATTCAAGCTTTGGATGATGCTATAAGACTTCAAGAGGAAGAAGCTAAGAAAGCAGTTGAATTTGCTAAACAAAAATATGATGCAGAGGTATTTAGAATAGCATCATCAATGAAAATTAAGGAAGAAGAAATAAAACGAATAGTTGCTTTAGATGATGTTCAGCAAATGAATGAGGCAAAGAAAAATAAAACCATTCGTGACCTTATGGAGTTTGATGGTGGTGAAAGATTGAAGCTTTTAGAGGAGATGAATGCTGCGGTTACTGATGCTGATACAAAGCAATATGAAGAAACCAAAGCCAATAATAAAAAGAAGGAAAAGCTTTTGATGGATTTGGAAAAGATAGAAGATGATGCTCGGAAAAAGCGATTAGAAGCTGAAAAGAAAGCATCGGATGAAGCTAAAAAACGTGCCGATGAGGAAAAGAAAAGACAAGCAGACCTTCTTGCGTTCTACAACAAGTCCATTGATGAGCAGATATTCGCCCTTGAAACTCAGCGAATGGACAAGCAGAATAAGAACGAACTGATGTACGTTGACCAAATAGACTTTGAGAATCGCTTATATGCTTGGAGAATACAAAAAGCCGGACTATCTTACGATGAATTAGAACGATTGAGAGTTGAACACGAAGCCAAGTTGAAGGAGATCACGGAGAACGGTGGCGATGGTGGTGAAGCTTTCAAGCTTTTACTCAAGGAAAGACAAGATTACTTAGATGCTCAAAAGACTCAGTTAGAGCAACAACGTGAGGACATCAAAAAGGCTTCTGAGGACATCTTAAAAGCCGTTGAGGATGGCTTAAAGGAACGTGCTAAACTCCAAGCCGATGCTGACCAAAAAGCCATAGACAACCAAAAGAAACAAGTCGAAAGACAAGCTCAACTTGCTGCTCAGGGAAGGGAGAACTCACTTGCTGCTGAGGAAGCACAACTCGCCCGTGCTGAAAGGAAGAAGATTGATGACCAAAAGAAGGCACAAAAGCAGCAGGAAGCGTTGGAACTCGCCAAAGTTTTTCTTAACTTAGTGGCTGAATACTCCAAAGAAAATCCGAACAACGCAACCGCCAAAGCACTCGCAATGACTCTCATCGCCAAAGGAATAAGCAAGAGCATCGCAGGAGCTTTCGCAACTGGTGTTGAAGGATTGGATGGAGAGGGTACGGAAACCTCCGACTCAAATATCGCTTTGCTTTCCAAAGGTGAGTCCGTTATCACGGCAAGAGGTACTAAATCAAATCCCGGTCTTGCTACTGCGATGAACACAGGCACGGTGGATGAATACTTCAAAGATGTTTATATGCCGCAATTTGCTTCTTCCAACCGCTTGGATATACCAAAAGCAGAGCAAGTGAACAATGCTTTATTTAAGGTATTAAACCACAAGCTTGAATCTTTGGAGTCAGCCATCCGTGAAAAGCCAGTATCAATGACCAAACTAAACGGTTTGGGTGAGTGGACTGAGGAAGTCCAATCTTCTAATATGCGTATCATTACGCATCATCGTAAAGGGGGTAATCGCTTCTAATGGTACAAGTAAGGCACATACTTAACAAAACTACTGAGGTAAATCCGATTGATAGGAATGGTATCTACATTGAAGTTAACTTCGACCAAGATGCTATCATCAATCAGGTGCGACCACACGCAGCGATTGGTAATCTTTATTTCGCTCGTGAGGATGTGGCTTTGTTTCGCTCTTACATTGATGCAGGGATAAACGGTACAGGACCGGGCATCTTTGAGGGTGTTCCTTATGACATTGAAATCACCTATTCGGATGGAACGCAGAGGACTTTGAACTATTACGTTGACCTTACCGATGGACTGAAGATTTCAAAGGATGGTGTTCAAGTAGGCTTGAAGCTTTACGAGGGGTTGGATTGGCTCAACGATCGTGTGGATGGCTTTACCTTTCAGTCCTTATACGATACGGATGAGTTTCACGATTTAATGAAGTCCAAGTTTGTGTACGTTCCATACGTGATTAACAACACGGTCACAGGGATGGAAACATTTATGTCGGTACTCACGATGAGTACGATGGTGCTTCAAATCATCAAGGAGATAACATCATTTACCAAGCAACTTGCACTCTTAATCGCAGTAGATTTTGTTGGGGATATTGGTGTTATTGTCGGAGCGATAATAGAACTTGCCTATATCGTTGCTATGCTTGTCGCTTTGGTTGGTATTTTGACTGACTTCGTTTTAACGATTATTCAACCGATAAAGTACCAAGTGGGTATGTATATCAAAGACCTTCTTGAAATCGCTTCTAATCACTTAGGACTGTCATTTTCAAGTAGTGTGTTTAACTCAGCACCTTTCAAGGATTTAGTCATCCTTCCGCAGAGGTACGAACTTGAAATACAACCCGATGAACTTGTCAGTTTCAGCAAACTTTCAACGAGTATGCAAAGCTTCATCGCAGCCTTTCCTTCAAGTGGTATCGGTGCTTTGATTACAGGCTTTGCTCAGGACATCATCGACCTTATTTTTGGTGCGTTACAGGACTTCTCCGATAACATCATCGGATTGGGTACAGGCATCTTCCTTTCTAAGCTAAAAGGCTATCCAACGGTAGCACTTGCCCAAGCTTCTAACGCAGTCGGTTTTCCTTCTGCAACAGGTGGGGATATTCTTATGCTTGGTAAACAACTTATCAACGGAAAGATTGTCATCAAGAACGGCACTCTTTATTTAGAGCCAAGAGAATACAACCTAAGTTCTGCTTTATACCAACTACCACCAGTACGCAAGGATTGGGTAGGATATAACACCAACGAGTTCTATGCGACACAAATCTTCTCCTTTGACAAGGACTTAAACGATAAGAATGTTATTGATAACTATCTCGGTACTTCTTATGAGGTATATCAAAAGCCGGACATCGTAAATGATACGAAGCTTATCCTCACCAAGTCAATGAACCGCATTGATATTCCATACGCAAGGGGGATAAACAAGAAATCATTGACCACTCCCGAAGAAATGGTTGCCTTTATGACTGGCTTTTTTGACTATACCATTGATGGAATGAATGCTATCTTGGGAGTTGGGTATTCGATTATGGATTTAGTAGGTGACATCGTGCCGAATATCTTAACCGCAATTACCGACCTTTTCACAGGTGTTATTAATTGGTTTATTGACCAAATCAATGCCGTAATAGCACCGCTTGAAATCCCTTACGTGACTATTCCAAGTAGCATCATTGACCTTTGGGCATCAGCTATCTATATCATCTTAGGTATAGCAGCAGCCAATCCTTTCGTACTTTTAGCAGGGATATTCGCCGCAATGGAAACAACCTTTGGTGCTATCTATATCCCGACTACTGAGGAACTTTTAGGTGGCGATCGCATTGATTGTCTTATGTTGGAGAACGATATGATTGACACTCCTAAGATTGTCCACCTTGCTGAGTTGGATGAGGATAGGATGGCGAGGTTGTCGCAAATTAACTCACTGGTGGTGAGAGCAAAGTATATTTATGACAATTTCTACGGCACGAATAACTTTGTACCTAATGCAAACGGAGAACACAACCAGTACGAAATCATCACCCCTGCATTAAATAAGCCGGGCGATGAGAACAAAATACCTTTCTCGGCTGAGGATATGGAGTTACTTATAACCGATAACAAATTCCTTGATGACAACGGCGAAGTTTGTCTATTAGACACGATGAAGTTCTACGTTGAGCAAGGCTTTGCCTTTTTAACCTACCGAAAGAAAAAGATATACACTAATAACCTTAAATTAAAAACATCCGAACCTACCGGATACTAAACCAATCTTATGACAATCACACACGATCAAGACACAAAGCAGCACTACGGCAAAGTAATGGCTGAAGGCTTATTCAAAACATCCGAAGGAC